TTCTTTCTCCTTTCTATATCCCATCTGTAAAAGATATGGTCATCTATTCTAGTTATATATGTCTTAGTCTCTGCCCAACTAGGCTTAACATAATGAGCATGGTAGTGTGTTGCACCTTCAACAAAGTCATCTAAGTGTCCATTATACACACCATTTGCTACGTGCATAGCATCCTTCCATGCCTTATGTTCTCTTGGCTTGTCACTCTTGCCATCACAGTACCAACTAAATTGGCATCTGTTCTTGATAGGTAAGGTAGGTTTCCACTTGTATGTTAATCCCTGTTTAACTACATCACAGATGTTGTTAGGATACCTACTATCCTTTACCCTATTCATTACTACTTGTGCAACTGCTACTTGTCCTATGAAACTTTGGTTCTTAGCTTCATGGTATACATTAAGTGCTAGACACATTAGTGATTCCATTAGCATTATACATTCTCCTTACCAATTTATCATGTTTGTTTTAATACCTTTAAAGATATGAGCAATCACATCAACTGTCCAACTATTGCCAATCATCTTATATCTTTGAGTCTTTGATACATGATTAGTGTAGTCATCAGTCATAGTCTGTAATCTCTCACACTCTATAGGTGTAAGCTTTCTCCATGTCATACCTTCCACAATGACAGTATCTTTCTGTACTGTAGTAAGGCAATTACTTTTATTATCTTCTCTTACTTCTACTTGAGTAGTATAAGGTAACTCTAATTGATTATCTTTTCTTATACCATTCTCATCTAGTCTTCTGTTAACAATCCTGCCACCTTTTGCAGAATAGGTTGCAACCTTTGGTTCTCTATTGCCACCTTGCATAGTCAGTAGGGTAGGTGCTTTACCATCCATATGATATACTTGTTTTGTTGCTCTGTAATTGTAGTGTGCATACTCTTCTGCTTCTCCTACAGGTATTAGTCTATCAACAAGTGTCATGCCATTATTACCTGCACCTTTATACATGGTTGCAGTAGTACACAGAGACTTTTGATTCACACTCCTATGATGCCTAGCATTGCGTTCATTGATAGGAACAGGTGGTTCATTATGGTCTGTCTGTAGTATATCTTTTAAGACTAAACCTTTATCTACCATGTTCATATCAATAGGAATGTTTGTCCAATATAAACGTCTACGATTCTGTGCAGAAAACAAACTAGAGTTTATCTCAATAGGTTCAACTCCCATGTATTCTGTAATAACATCTTGGTATTCCTTCTTCATCTTTACATTCTCAAGTAAGAAATACTTAGGCTTAACTTGATTCTTTATTCTTATATACTCAAAGAATAACTTGCTACGTTCATCATCAAATGCTAACTGCCCACCTGCAAATGAAAAGCCTTGACAAGGTGAACCACCTATCAACAAGTCAATTCCCCAACAAGATATTTCAAACTCATCTAAGTCTGTAACATCTCCTAGTTGTCTAGTGTTAGGAAAGTTTGCTTGAGTAACCTTGATTGCATGAGGACATATTTCAGATGCATAGTAGGTACTATCTTTACCATCAAAGGTAATACCTAATCTTCTCAATGCTTCCTGCCCTACACTACAACCATCAAATAAACTTAGTGCATCCATATTTATACTCCCATATATTTAAAGTGTTTAAGATACTTAGCTTGTATCTTCTTAGGTAAGTCTATCATTCTTACAAATCTTTCATTGCATTTCTTAGCATTACTAATCTCCTCTTTATCTATTGAGGATACATGATAGACTACATTAAAACTTTCTACTAGGTTTCCATCCTTGTCAACTCTAACGTAGTCATCCTTATATATCTGTGTCATAACTAAACTCCTATTGTATAATAATTATTATTCATATCCTTAACAATTAGTGTTGCATCATTGTGTACTGTAGAAGTTTGCAACTCTAACTTGTGTATCATATAACCTAACTTCTCAATACGAAACTTAAACTCTGTTAAGTTTAATGCATTAGCATTTACTAAATCATCAAGCATATTCTTAATCTTTACTGTGTCTAAGATTGTCATGTCTTTGTCCTTTTCTCTTTAAAGAAATCATTTTGTACCATCAACTCTGCATATAAAGATATGCCAAAGTCATAGCCTTGTTTGTAATAGTCATGTCTGTTGTCATCATCTACACTACCATTTAGTATTGCATCTGTAACACCATCTTTAAATCCTTTCAATATATATTGTCTTTGTGATTCTTTTTGTTCTACTTGTTTAACTATATTACTAAAATCATCTGTCATACTTCTTATCCTTTCTGTAATACCTAATAAAGTAATCTCTTGCAAGAGGTACGTGATGTTCCCCATATGCTTCCTCTACTTGTTTAAGTATGGTTGACATTGCCCAACCTCTAATCTTTGGATTGGCTTTGCCTTCTCTCATCTTAGTTTCAATGAATGTAATTACTTCCATCTTCTCATCTAGTCTAGGTGTTATAGTCATTATTTTATGTCCTTCCATTTAATGTTTTTCTTATTAATATAGACTCTTAGGTGTGAGGAATCTTCCATAGATTGTCCCCAATATGCCCTACCTTGTCCATACAACTCCTTCTTCAAGTGTTGTCCTCTCACTCTCATAGTATACGTTTCGTCATTGAGATATGCTCTCATATTCTTGACTAACTTTTCTCCATACTCTGTGTTAGGTATCTCACTAAACATATACTCATAGCCTTTTGGTTTCTTATCTTCAATTAACTTATCTATCTGTTCATCCTTTTCTTCAATGATAGATTCAAGATTTTCAATCTTACTTGTCAAAGCTAGTATCTTTTCTTCTTGTTTATGTAACAAGTCATCCTTCTTAGACAAGGCATTAATAATCATACCACTATCACACATCTTTACAAATGCTCTTATCAGATGTTGAAAGTCCATATGAGATATAGGTACATCTCGTTTCTCTGCTTCTGAATAGTATGTCTTATAGTTTAAGTCATACATATCATCTGCTAGTTTACCTGTCGTTGTGGTTACTCCTAGCATTTGTACTATTCTATGTATCTTCATTACTTCCACTCCTCTACTGTAAAGTTATCATATAATTTATCATGGTCAATGTATCTCTTTCCCATGAAGGTAACTCTCTTTTTAAGTTCTTCAAGAGTTAGGTTCTTAGGTGGTATTGATTCTCCTTCTTCATCACATGACATGATGAGTGCATTACCACTAACAATAACATCATCTAGTTGAAAGAAGTAATTATAATTCTGTAGATTAGCTTCCTCATCTGTCCATATGTCATTGCCTTTTACTTGGTATGGATATAGTTCCAAGTAATTACATTTAATTAATTCTTTCTTATGCTCATAACCTTTAACATCTGTTTCAATTATGAGTTCGTTTATTGCGTCTATAAAATATGTCTTCATTATCTTTTCCTTTTATTATTTATATTACTATATATTGATTCCTATGTATCCTAACTAATAATACAGTAGGCAATTACTATCCAAAAAATAATAGGTGCAACTAAATCATAATTCATAGTCATACACCTGCCCTCATTTCTGCGATAGCTTGGAGTTCTATTTCTTCATACTCCAATCTCTGCATTTCTTTCTTAGCTTTAGATACTATATATTGTCTGCTCCTTTCTCCATCATATTCAGTTTCCCATTTTATATTTCCATCTTCATCATAGATAGTATATATATCATTGTTAACATCATACTCTAAGTAGTAATTATCATTCGCACAAATTACATTTTCAGGTAAGTTGTCAGTCTCAAAGTTGTATATGAATCCCATTATCTTTTCTCCCATATGTTAATCCATTCAAGTAATTGTTCTGCATATCTTCTTGCATCTTCATTAGTATTCTTAGTTGTATCTAACTCTAGATATTTCTTTATCTTTTCAACTAATTTTTTATTAGTCATCTTAGGTTTGTAGTCAAATGTATGTATACTTCCCATTACTTATTCTCCTTTACTAGTAAGTATGTTGCACCAAGTAAACATATTAAACTTGATGTATAAATTATAGTTGGTAGTAATCCACTCATATCAATTAAATTATCAATAGATATTAGTAGTCCACAAGTAGAAACAATTAGTAATACAACTGCTCCTAATCTGCTTGTTAAATAGTAGTTCATTTGTTTTCCTTTCTGTTAAACATATACTCTAGGTGCTATACCATTTTCATGGTGTAAAGATTCCATATAAATATTTCCTACAAAATCTTTTCTTACTTCCCCACTACCTAGAAAGGTGAGGTGGTCAGTCTTATCTATATATCCTTCTTTTATTCCTGCCATTCTAAAGAAGTCATCCTTGTAAGGATTGTAAGTAATTCTCCAATAGTATGGGGAGCTATCACTATCCTGCTCATTTGAAATATAACCTACTGCAAAGGCATGGACATTTTTCTTACCTTCTGTTCTTACTCTTTTCTGCCCACCTTTTCTGACAATAAACTTTGCTTGTTCTAAGCTTATATGATTTACATGGTCAATAACTAAACCACTCTTGCAATCTTGAACACTCCATATTTTACTATGCAGATTCCAATATACTCTAACTTTTTGCATTGTCTTTTCCTTTCATATCTTCATACCAATCTAAAGCACTTGACTGTATCATTGGTGTGTATTGTGTGGCATATCCACTACCACTTTCTAAGTCTTCCTTACTTATTAAATGCTTATGAACATGAGTTATATTATCAAAGTTATCTAATAATCTTTTACATAAGTAGTCAAAATCTTCATCTTCAAATACTGCCTTGTCATGTTGATAATATAAGTAACTGCTCATTAAGAAATAAGGTACTAATCTATTAATAGATATTTCATTAATAAATTCTCTATGTGATTTCATGTATCCTTCTCCATGCTAACCAAGTTATAGCTTGTAATTCATATGCCTTTATACCTAGTTTCTTAGATGCCCTTTGATATGCCTTCTGAATATCTAAGTATTCAAGCTTTCTAATATTTGTATTTGGTGTAGTCAATCCTTGCCTATCATTGTAATAGATATTCCTTGCATGACCATCAATAGTAATATCTGTTTCATCTCCACTTATATTTCTAAAGAATGAAACAATCTTTTTGCCATTTAATATTGTAATTGTTTCATTATAGGTAGGCATTGTTTTAAGTATATACCATGCCTTCTGTTTCATTTTATGGTATGTACTAACTTTAATACTATCCATATCTTGACCATCAATAAATGCCTTACATAAATCTTTAGCATTTACAATGTTACGTTCCCATTTATTGTTTGGTGATAATGCACTTGTTACACCAATAACAATATGGATAGGTAAATCTAATTCTAATGCAATCTTTTTGCAATCAGTATTAGCATTTACATACCAAGTTAATCCATGTTTTATTTCACTTGGATTAGCTAAATGATATACTAAAATAATATTCTTAGTCGAAATTGTCATTTAAAATTTCCTTTTCTTTTTGTTGTTGTTCATAATTACTCCAAATATATTTACCTAATTTCCTTTGAGTTTCATAAGGTAATTTATCAAAGTCTTCAGATACAATACCAATTACATCAGAAATAAAACCATTCATTTCATCTAATTTAGATTGTTCAATCTTTACCATTACTTTTCCTTTCATAAAAAAAGGAAGCAAATATTATGCTTCCCTTTATAATTTATTTTGCAAATTAAATTATATAGATAACTTAATTCACTAACTTAATTGAACTCACATCTACATTAAGCTTTTTAGCTAATGACTCAATAAAGCTTTCAGTAGTACACCACTTGCCATCTATTAAGTTTTGATTAGAGTTTCTAAAAGTTACACTCGTTAATGTTGGTGCATTGTCGCTACCATTATTATGAGAGATAGTATAAGTTTTAAATCCTTTAGGATTGTAAGAGTTTTTAAGCAATGTCTTTTCCTTTCATGTTTAAAGTTTGCTTGTTATAGTATATATTGATTCCTATGTATCCATAGTACAAATATACTTCACTAACTAGGAAGGGGAAGCCTAGCTAGTAAGGTTTATTTGTATTTCAATTTATCTAAAATTGATTTTCTAAGTTTTAGAAAGTATACACAATCTTTTGCAGTAAAATCTTTTTCATTGAGCATTACTAATTCATTAAATAGCTCAACGAATCTTTCGTTTACTATTCTATATTTATATGGTTGCCTTGTCATACTATTTCCTTTCGTTTAGTATCTATTGCGTTATGAAATATGTTTTCGTTAAATCTAGGATTTTTAGAATAGCAATAAGCTTTTACTAATTCTATTTCTTGAAAAGTATAATCATTATTAACAATGATATTTACTATTTCTCTAAAATGTTTTCTTGTTGGATTACTTGCAATCTTGTATTCAAATACGTTATCTCTTATCCACATTGTATTCCCTTTCATAATTTATATAGTTTATATATTGATTCTTATGTATCCACTAGATAATTTCTAATATTTTACCTTGCGTAATTATAACTTTTATTAATTGCTTAGTTAATTGTTTTTGTAAACCTATAGAGTGCTTATGATGCCTTCTATTGTGTCTACTTAATTCAGTAAGTAAATCATTATATAAATAATCTACTTGGCTTTCAATTATATTATCTAATTGTTTATTCTCTTGAATGTCTTTTAATTCCATAATCATTTATCCTTTTATGTTTAATGGTTTATGTTATTTAATTTATATAGTTTATATATTGATTCCTATGTATCCATCAATAGAATATATAAGTAAATCAATAGTTTATATAAGAATATACCTAGTACTAGCTAGTATCTAAAAGTATCTTAATATAAACTCAATAGATTAAATGATAATCTAATTAATCATGTTAACTAAATAGATGAGTTCATTTAAAAAATTTATATAGTAATATATTGATTCCTATGTATCCAATAGAGAAAATGTCAATTATTTGACTAGATAGAACTAAATAGACTAACCCCTACCAAAAAATTGTACGTCTACATAATATATATATACCCTACCCCCAAATATTTTTAAAATTTCACAGGACTAACCATGCCTAACAAGCTGCCGCTCTATTAAGTCAATATAAATATTTATTGTTTTGAGAATAAAGTAACATATAGTTACAATAGGAATGGGTATACTATTTACCCCCGGTGTCTAAATAATAAAATAACATACTTTTTTATTTTATGCAATAGTGCTATAATTATTTTGTAAATAAATATAAAGGAATAAGAATGTATGAATTATTTGTATTAGCCTGTTTAGTATCTAACCCAAATCAATGTATAACTTTACAGGATTTATACAGTCCACATAATACACATGATAAATGTTTAGCAAGAGCCTATGAGATTACAAAAGAAATGCCTAGTTACATACCACAGTATTTTCCAAAAGCATATAAATGTTTGGATATGGAAGAAGAAGGTAGTAAAATAAAAACATAATGGAAACTACAGTTAATTTAGAAAACTATTTAGACTTCAAAATTAATTTAGATACATATACTAACCTAAGAGCAAGAGATGACTTTCTTACTTTTGTAAAAGTATTTGCTCCTACACTTGTATCTGACTTTAAAATGGGTAGTCATATAAAATTACTATGTAGAAAACTACAGGGTGTGGTAGATGGTGACATAAAAAGACTTATGGTATTCCTACCACCTCGTTCCTCCAAGTCTTTAATATGTAGTAAGTTATTTCCTGCATGGTATATAGGTACTTTTGCTAACCATGAAATAATGTCAGTATCTCATAGTGACCAACTTGCTTCTGACTTTGGTAGAACTGTAAGAGATATAGTTAACACAGAAAAGTTTCAAAGAATATTTAAGGGTGTGGCACTACGTAGTGATGTTAAGGCAGCAGGTAAATGGAAAACAAATAAGAATGGTTCATACTACGCAGCAGGTGTAAGAAGTCAGGTTGCAGGTAGGGGTGCAAACATTGCTTTACTTGATGACGTAATGTCAGAGGAAGACTCATTTAGTCAGACAGGTAGAAAATATATTAAGGAATGGTATCCTGCAGGTTTACGAACTAGACTTATGCCTAATGGGTCAATTATTATTATTAATACAAGGTATCACTATGATGACTTATGTGGTTGGTTACTAAAACAGGAAAAGACTGCAGAGCAGAATACGTACCCATGGGAAGTAATTAGTATTCCTGCATGGTTAAATGAGGAAGCAGCAGAGTTACTAGACTTACCTGTAGGTGGTTCATACTTTCCTGAGTGGAAGTCTGACGAGATACTACGAATAGATGAGCAGGAGATACGAGCAAGTAATGGTGCAAGGTATTGGAACTCATTATATATGCAAGACCCTTCACCTGATGATGGTGGTATTATTAAAAAGAAGTATATACAGTGGTGGGAGTATGAAGACCCTCCTGAGTGTCAGTTTATAATACAGACATATGACACTGCATTTAGTACAAGTAGGACTGCAGACTTTAGTGTAATACAGACATGGGGAATATTCCATGACTATGATGATGATGAAGGTCACTCATCCCATTTAATACTGCTGGGTAATACCAGAGGTAGATATGAGTATCCTGAACTTAGACGTATTGCCCAAGATTTGTATAGAGAGTTTAGACCTGATGTATGTATAATAGAAAAGAAGGCTTCAGGTCAGTCACTTATACAGGATATGCGTAGAGCAGGATTGCCTGTATTAGACTACCTACCTGATAAGGATAAAGTTGCCAGAGTATATGCATCTACACCTATGATGGAAGCAGGTAGAGTATGGTTGCCTAAAAATAAAATATGGGCAGATGATTTATTTTCGGAGTGTATGTCTTTTCCTAATGGCTCACATGATGACCAAGTAGACTGTTTAAGTATGGCAGTACACTACATGAAGGATAGCTGGAATTTAACACATCCTGAAGACCCTTCATGGGAAGATGAAGGAAGCAAACGAGATAAAAGAGTTGCATATTGGAGAGTATAACAGTATAATGGAGATATTCAGATATAGTCCTGTTACATACTGTTTACAATGTGGTGCAAAAAAATATGGTGGTTTTTGTAAGTGTGACAAGTTACCTGTAAAGATAGGTAATGCAAGACCAGTTGATATTGAATTTTTAAAATTTAAAAAAAGATTAATGAGGGAAGAGCATGGCAGTAGAGAAGAACCCAAGCGAAGAGAAGATGAAAGACAACATAATAAAGCTAGACCTAGAAAAAGAAAATAGGTCAGATAATGTAAACTTTGAGCTTGACCCTGAAACAGGTGAACTAGAGGTAGAGTTTGGTCAACTAGACTTTGACCCTGAAGAAGCAACTCTTGCAGCAAGTTTCTATGAAAATCTTGCAGAGCAGATGGATGAGGAAGACTTACAGGACATTGCCACAACTGTAATAGAAAAATATGATGCAGACAAGGCTTCTAGGTCAGAATGGGAGTCAATGTTTGAAAGAGGGTTTGACTTACTTGGTTTAAAGCTTGAGGACACTACAGAACCTTTTGAGGGTGCAGCGACTGCAGTACATCCGTTACTTATAGAATCAGCAGTTAAGTTTCAGAGTAAAGCAAGTGGAGAATTGTTTCCTTCAAAAGGACCAGTTAAAGTACAGATACTAGGAGACATTACAGAATCTAAACAGAAACAGGCAAATAGAGTTCAGAACTTTATGAACTATCAAGTATCAGAACAAATGCCTGAGTTTTTTGATGAAACAGAAAGAATGTTGTTTCACTTGCCACTACTAGGGTCTGCAATTAAAAAAATATACTACGATGATTCACTAGATAGACCTGTCAGTGAGTTTGTTCCTATTGACCAATTTTATGTATCCTACTATGCAACTGATTTAAGAAGGGCAGATAGGTATACTCATATTCTTTATAGAA